AAATATTAGTTGATGATTTCAGCTATTTTAACATAGAACAAATTGAATATTTAGAAATTGAGAGACCAGAATATAAAGATTTGATTAATGATTTAACTTGGTATGAACGAACAACGTTTGAATTATCAACTTTATACGGTCAAAGAGAGCTTTCAAGGCGTGCAGGAATTCATTTACAAACAATACATCGAGTTAATAAGTTGGTACGTTTAAAATTAAAAAATAAGTAAGATTATGAAACCAATATTTGTGTGTTATACAGGAACATTTTCAGAGGAACATTTTAGGCACCTTAAAAATATTTTAAATAAAAAATTGAAAAAAGATTATCATATTTTGATAGTGTATGATAGCGAAATTAATAATATTAAATTTGAATTGTTTAATACTAATTTAAATAATAAGGATTTTAAATATTTAAAATCAGAATTAAAAAATAAATAATATGGCAAAGAAAAGAGAAATACAAGGATTAGGAGATGTAATAGAAACGATTACTGAATCGATAGGAATTAACACGTGCGAAAGTTGTAATCAAAATAAATTCACTTTAAACCGCTTATTTAACTTCAAAAAGGTTAATAAAGAAATGACCAAAAAAGATGTGATTGAATTTGGTAAATGGTTAAGAGAAATTGACACACCTTTTACTGAATTATCAATTTTAGATAGCGAACAAGTTATTTATGTAAATAAACTTTATGAAAAATACTTCGGGTTAAACATATCAGATTATACAACATTTTCAAAGGTTCATATTGCAGCATTAAAAGACTTGTTTAAATTGTATTGTTATGGAAATTAAAATAGGAGATGTTGTTTATTTGAAAACTGATAAGGAACAGTCTCCAAGAATTGTGACAGGCATAATGCAAAGACCAGGTGGATTTCTATATTACATATCTAATAGTACTACCGAAACCTCGCATTATAGTATTGAATTTACAACAGAAATCAACGAATTAATAAAATTATTTAATTAATTATGCCAATTAGTTTAGATTACGATGGTACGCTTTCTACAAAGAAAGGAAAGGAACTTGCAAATAAATTCATTGACGAAGGCAAAAGGTATATTATTTAAAGATTAAATAAAACTGGCTTTAGAAAGTAAAGAAAACTAAAGGGAATTTAAGACTACTTTACAAGTCTGTGAAATCGGGGTCATAAGAAAATAGATTATGCAAGTTAGTAAGATTAGGAGGGATAGGCTAACATTTTTTAAATATTATAAATAAAAAAAAACATGGGAAGACACAAAAATATCGAAAGCCCTGAAAAACTAAAAGAATACTTCTTATTATACAGGGAAGAAACAAAAGCAAATCCTTTTATTGTTAAAGATTGGGTAGGTAAAGATGCATTTGAAGTTCATAAAGAAAAGGAACGACCTTTGACAATTGAGGGGTTTGAATGTTGGTTAATGGATAATGGAATATTAAACGATTTAGGAGATTATTTAAAGAATAGAGATAACCGATACGCTGAATTTACCCCTATCTGTTCATATATACGCAAACAAACGCGCAAAGACCAAATAGAAGGTGGAATGGCTGGAGTTTATAATCCAAGCATTACACAGCGTTTAAATAACCTTACTGAACAGATACAAAATACAATTATCGCTGAACAACCCTTATTCCCAGATTAATGTTTGTTAGAACGACAGTTATAAATAAAATAAAGAATTTGACAAAATTTGTCAAAGGAATACAGGGGGGCACTTCGGCAGGTAAAACTTTCGGGGTGCTTCCTATTTTAATTGATATTGCAACTAAAAACCCCTTAACTGAAACAAGTATAGTTGCTGAATCAATACCACACTTAAAGCGTGGGGCAATGAAAGACTTTAAGAAGATTATGCTTCAAACGGGGCGATGGTTTGATAATCGTTGGAACGCTACCGACTTTAAATATACATTTGCAAACGGCTCTCAAATTGAGTTTTTTAGCGCAGATAATGATAGTAAATTACGAGGTGCAAGGCGTGATTATCTTTATATGAATGAAGCTAATAATATGCAGTTCCACGCTTATACAGAATTAGCATCAAGAACTAAACTTGGAGTTTATTTGGATTGGAATCCAACAAATGAATTTTGGTTTCATACTGAACTACAAAATGATGACGATGTAGATTTTATCATTGTAAATTACTTAGATAATGAAGCGTGTCCAGAAAGTGCATTAAATTTCATAAACAAAGCAAAAGAAAAATCAAAGACTTCTACTTATTGGGAAAATTGGTATAATGTTTACGGACTTGGGCAACTCGGAAAACTTGAAGGAGTTGTATTTAACAATTGGGAACAAATCGATATACTACCTACCGAAGCGAAGTTTATCGGTTGTGGCTTAGATTTTGGATATAGCAACGACCCAACTGCGTTAATAGGAGTTTACGAATACAATGATAAGATTATAGTTGATGAAATGATTTATAATACATCGCTTTTGAACTCCGATATTGTAAAACTAATGAAACAAGATAGACGATTGCCTATTTGGGCTGATAGTGCGGAGCCTAAAAGTATTGAAGAAATTAGACGTGCAGGTTTTAATATCAAAGCAGTTGTAAAGGGTTCTGATAGTATTAATTTTGGAATATCTGTACTACAACAAAAGGAAATCTTAGTTACTAAAAGTAGTGTTAATTTAATTAAAGAATTAAGAAATTATAGTTGGGATGTTGATAAAACGGGCAAGAAATTAAACAAACCAATTGATAATTATAACCACGCTATCGATGCACTTCGGTACTTCGCAATGATGCAATTTGCAATCAAACAAAATAGAACAGTCAGAATAACATAAACAAAATCAATTTTAAACGTTATAATAGTATGAGAGTAGTAATTCCAACAAAACAAAGCGAAATAAAACTATCACAGTATCTAAGATATTTGCAAGTAGTAAAAGACAATGCAGACGACGAAACATTTATATGTATTCAAATGGTCGCAATCTTTTGCAATTTGGATGTTAAGGATGTAATGAAAATTCCAGTTAACGACTTTGCCGAAATTGTACAAACAATATCAAAAGTACTTGACGAACCTCAACAACTTGTGCGCACTTTTAATCTCAATAAAATAAAATACGGGTTTATACCTAACTTTGACAAAATAACCTTAGGAGAACACGCTACAATCGATACGCTTTTAGGAGATACAAATAATTTAGCATTAATGATGTCGGTATTATACAGACCGATTACAAAAAAAGCTTTGCCGTTTTACGCTATTGAACCATACGATGGAGACGAAACAAAAGCAGAACTCTTTAAAGAGGTTACACTTGATATTGTAAACGGCTCGATGCTTTTTTTTTGGATTTTAAGCAAGGAATTATTGAGCAATATCCTATTGCATTTGGAGGGCAAGGCAATGAAGGAGGGTCTGAATTTAGAGGAAGTTTTGGCGAGCGGTGGGGTTGGTATTGGTGCTTTGTTAGACTTGCGCGTGAACTTAGAATCAATATACGAGAAATTGGAAAAGAGCCTCTTCACGAATCACTCACGCTATTATCTTTCTTAACCGACGAAAGCAACGAGGAACAAAAGAACATTAAAAAATCATTGAAATGAAATCATTTTATAACGCAATAGACTACATAAAATCCACGCTTGAAAGCGCACCGCTTTTGAATACAATTACACACGGTACAGATATAATAGACAATGAAAAAAAGACTATTTTCCCATTGGCACATATTAATATACTAAATTCAAGTATAGGTCAAGGAGAGGTAAAATTTAACTTTGAAATTGCAGTCGTTGATATTCGTAATATTTCAAAGGTAAAAAGTAGTGATAAGTTTTTAGGCAATGATAACGAATTAGACAATTTAAACACGTGCCACGCTATTTTAAATTATATGATTACTAAAATGCGGATGCAACGAAATGATTTTGATATTGAGTTATTGAACGACCCAACTTTACAGCCTATTTTAATGCAGTTTACAAATATGTTAGATGGTTGGAAGTGCGAAGTTGAGTTAAGCGTTCCAAACAACGAAATTGAAGTTTGTAATGGATGCTAACATAACACAACAGGCTCTTAATGAATTTGGGGAGTTTGTTATTAAACGAGCACAGGATAATTTAAAGACTGGGGGGAAATACGGCACACACAATGCAAGCGGTGCGCTTTCAAGGTCGTTAAACTTCAAAACAAAAGTAAACAAGAACTCTTTAGCGTTTGATTTTTATGCTGAGGACTATTGGAAGGAGTTAGATTTTGGCACAAAGGGGAGTAAATCAAGTAATAAAGCACCAAATAGTCCGTATAAAGCACACGCCGAACGTTCAAAGATTGATAAATGGGTAGTTCGAAAAGGATTACAAGGTGTTAGAAATCCAAACGGTAAATTTACAGCACGTAAAATTATGGTTGCGAGTATAACAAAGTCAATTAACGAAACAGGAACACCTGAAACAAAGTTTTTCCGAAGTGCCTTTGAGTTAGAATATCAAAAATTTGACCAAACAATAGCTGAAAAATACGGTTTAGACGTAGAAAACTTTTTAAAATTTAGTTTAAAAGAAATAAAATGAACATAGTTAATATTAGAAGTCCTTTTAAAATAGTAATAAACGAAAGCGGACAGTTGTTCACGCAAGTAAAATTATACATTTGGAACAAAGGAGATACCGAGCCAACAACTCCAACCTATACACTTAGTAAAAACGTTCCTGATTTAGTAAATCGAGAATGCGTATTTAATATATCTAATTTTCTACAAGAATTTGTTGAACCTATTGAAGCCGATGCAAGTTTTGGTTTTGATATTGTTGAAGAAAATCATAAAAACTGGTGCTTCTTTAAAGTTGAAAGATATTATGGAGTTGATATAAAAGATTTAACTTTATTAGATACTACAAATTACATAGGTTTAAATGGTTTCACTGATTATATGTTAGGTAATCAAGAAATTGAATTAGCTAATTATAAATTTTTAATACCAGTTAATGAAGTCGATTATTTGACAAATAAATTAGGATATATAAATTTAATCATTGATACAAATTACACGAATTATGAAATATTATTTTTAGATGGTATTTATGATTATGTTAAAAACCTTATAGATTTATTTGGTTACGGGGTTTTCTTATTTAAAATACCATTTGCATATTCTTTAAACAATACGTGTAGTATAGTACTTTATGATATAACTAATGATGAATCATTAATTGCTATAAACACGAATCCAATAGACGAATGCAAATACACGCCAGTTGAATGTGCATTTATTAATTCACGCGGAGGTTGGCAGTTTTTAACGTTCTTTAAGGCACAATTAAATTCAATTAGTGTTAAGGGTTCAGAGTTTAATTTACTTCCTGATGCAACTAATTACGAACCTTTAAGAGGGCAAACAAAAGTGTTTAATTTAAACGGTAACCAAACTATTAAATGTAATACTGGCTGGATTGATGAAAATAAAAACTTATTGTTTCGAGATTTGCTTTTAAGCGAAACCGTTTTAATTGACAATAAACCAGCTAAATTAAAAACTCAATCTTTGACTTATAAAACACAATTAAAAGACAAAATGATAAACTATGAAATGGAGTTCGAGTATGCGTTTGACTTAATAAATAATGTAGTATGATAAATGTAGGGTTATTTATAAAAAAAGATAAAGTCTTTGACAGTGGGATTAATGGAAAAGATACAAATGAGGCTATACAAGATTTTTCAAAAAGCTGGATAACTAATCAATGGAAAGATTATTATATTAGAATTGTTGCAGGAACTGGGCAAGGTTATTATTTTAAATGTACTTCAAATGATAGCTACAATTGTTATTTCGATTCATTACCTTTCAACCTTGATACTACTTCACAATACGAAATATATGCAGAAATAAGTAATAGAGTTGAGTTATTCAAAGATGAAAAAATAAGCCTTACTTCATCAATACAAAATTCAAATGATATAGGTAAACTATTTACAGACTATTCACAATCGTTCACTATTCCAGCAAGTAAGCATAACAATGCTATTTTCACACATTGGTACGAAAGCGATGTTGATAATGGTTACGACCATAGAAAGCGTTACAACGCATTTATAGAAATAGACACGTTAACGTTTAAAGTTGGTAACATACAACTTGAAAAGGCTAATAAGTCTAATGGATTTATAGAAAGTTATACAGTTACCTTTTACGGCAATTTAACACAACTAAAAGACAAGTTTAAAGACACAAAATTAAGGGATTTAATAAGTTCAAACGGTGTAAACTGGTGGGATTTGTTAAACCATACATACAATTCAAGCGAAGTGATCAATCGTATTACTTCAACTGTAAATTTTAACCAGGTAGGCTATCCTTTAATTGGTTCTCAAAAGAAATACTATTACAAAAATGGTATATCTACCGAAGATATTAGTTTAAGTAGCGCACCGATTGTTTGGAACGAGTTGTTTCCAGCAGTTCCGATTGGTATTGTTTGGGGTTTAATTCAACAGACTTTTGGTTTAACTTTTACAGGTTCATTTTTTGAGCTTGACCAATGGATAAAGTTGTATTTGTATTTGAAAAATGCTGAAAAATTAAGTGTAAAAACTGAAGTATTAGATGTTGATTTTTTAACTCTTGACGGTACATTTCCAGAATTAAATCTAACTACAAATGTATTAACTCCAGATTGGAATTTTGGCACAGCAGATAACAATAGAAGTTATATTGCTGATATAAGAATATGGGCAACTACTGCAACTCCTTTTACTTTGTATGTTTATCGAGATGGTTTATTATTTGCTACATTTCCAAATTTAGTAAGTGATAGTGGAGTTATAAGAGTTGATAGAATTATACACTCAATCGACAGCACAATACATACTTATAATTTCAAAATACAAGCCGATAGTTCAATTACGTTTACTTCAAGATTATTTTATTATACAAGTTACGGAGACTCGACTGGAGGGTTTCACTATGTGCAAAGATTTGTGCAAGCCAATAATTACACAAACAACCTTAGCAAAAATACATATTCAAAACTATGTACCTGATATTACTATTTCAGATTTTATAACTGGAATTATAAAAGCATTTAATTTAATGGTTATTCCAACCGATACAGATACTTTTGAATTTGTGCCTTTGGAATTGTATTACAATCAAGGTAAAATAACAGATATAACACAATATTGTGATAGTAAAAGTTTAGAAATTAATAGACCTAAATTGTACAAGTCGATTAAGTTTGAATATGAAAAAAGCAGTAACATTTTAAACAATGCGTATAAAGGATTATACGGCACGGAGTACGGTGATTTAATATTTAACGCGGAAAATTCAAACGAAAGTTCAAACTATGAAATTAAATTACCATTTGAGAATGTATTGTTTGAAAAAACGGCGGGAGAAAACTTTGAAACTGCAACTTTAGTAGACAAAGATGTAAAGCCTTATATTCCTAAACCTATGTTGATTTATTGGAATGGAATTTCAACGGTTACTGATAGTATTAAAATAACTACCGAAAGCGGAACAGATAACTTTGTAAACTATAATCGATATTCAAACGAATACAATAGTTTACCTACTGATGTAAGTTTGTCTGGTTTAATGACTATGAATTTTAATAACGAACAATCGCCTTGGTATAACGTAATAGCGCCACAAGGCTTATATTATAGACACTATTCTAACTATATTAATAATATCTATAACATTAAATCAAGAAACATTAAAATCAAAGCAATGTTGCCAGCTACTTTACTTTCAAAAGAGTATGGAATTGCTTTAAACGATAGGTTGATAGTAAGTGGCAAAAGGTATATTATCAATTCTTTCACAACAGATTTAACGACTGGCGAGGCTAATTTTGATTTGCTTTCAGATTATAGAAGTTTAGATGCACGTTCAACGATAGGTTATAGATTTGCGAGTTACGATAGCGTACAAGTTGATAAGACTGAACAAGTAGTTAAGGTTATAATTTACTTAAATGACTACGATAGTTTTGGAATTAAAGGGGCTGAAAACTATTTGATTTACGATACAAGCACCGACAATCTTTCTGATTTGTCAATTGAGGTAACAATACCTGAAAATTTCAGTATCGACAGATACGATAGAATAGGTATTGAATATTATAGAAATGGAAGTTTAGAAATAACGGAATACATAACATTTTTACAAACAGAAATATGATAAATCACATTTTAGAAATGCTAAAATTAGCAGAATATTACGAAAATAACGAAATTATTGCAACAGCGAAAGGTAAATACGAATACCCAAAATCAAACTATCAACTTTTCAAAAAGTTATTAAAAATCAAATTAAATAAATAAGATATGGCAATTGAAAAGGTTATAGATTTACAGGTTAAGAG